ATCAATTACGAGCGTTCCTAATGTATCTATTTTTCCATCTATTGAATACCATTCTTGATAGTCTGAGAATTCAACTGGCAACTTGATGTAATTCGCAGAATCAATTGTGATAGGTTCAGCAAGTTGAATCTTAGTTTCTACTTTAGTCTTGTATTGAATCTTGACCAGTTCTTTAGGTTTACGAATAGCAAGTAGTTTAATTGCCAAGTCCCTTGAATCAATCTCAGTTTTATAATTGACTGCTTGACTTATCAATTGACTTGAATCTGCTAAGTGCTGCACCTTATAAGATTGTACCTCTTCTTTCATCTTACGATAGTCAATGGTAAGTTGACCATTAGTACCACAAGTATGAATGAAGATTAGCAGCATAACAATAGCACCAACTAACATAAAAACCTTATCAGTTGCATCAAATTTACTTTGTGCCATAACCACCAATTAACTTAATGAATTTTTCCCATTGCAATTCAAAACAAGACTTATCTCTTAGGTTGCTTCTAAGTACATTCTTTGCCACATAGATAGGCATTTCACGTTCAGTAACATAATGCTTCACCACAATAAGAAGTCTTTCATCTGCTTCTTGTTCGTCCATTGGTAAGGTGCATTCTTTCATAGCTGCCTTGTTGCTTTCTTAACTAACAAATGTATTGATTCATCTAATCGTTTCATTGAATCGTCAACCATCTTTAATAGTTCAGTCTGTTCTTCTTCACCTATATTACTACCCTTATCAAGTAACAACTTAACAACACCAGCTACAGATGTCAATGGTTGACGTAATTCATGGCTTAACATAAACCTGAACTCTTCTAGTAATTGCTTTTGTTTCTCATGTTCGTGACTTGTTATGCTAGTCACATCAGTAATTTGAAAACCTATAAAATGAAGTGAGCCAAGAATGGCATAGCAGTTCCATAAGTTCCACCTTAAACCACTATTTTTCTGCTTAGTCCTAGCATAGATACGAACTGGATTAGGTGTTAATTCAATTGCTTTCTTAACTGATAGTACATAATCGTCAAGTTCAGTATCATCTGAGATAATGTCACTAACTTTTTTAGGTTTGATGTGGCTAGAATATTCTTTGAATAGGTCATTAGACCTCACTATGTTACCTTCATAGTCAGAAACTACATATAGCAAATCAATTGAATTAGCTAAGATGTATTGAGTAGACATATCTAACTCTTAACAATCTTGTTAATCTTACGAATCATGTCTAACCAGTAAAATGTACTACGATATAACCATATTGAAGTAGCTAATAACATCAACATCATTACAATTGAGTTAGATAAATCACTATATAAGTAGTTTTGAACCATCTTATTATTACATTTTTGTATAGAATAAGGTTTTAAATCCAATTTTTCACCCTTAATTAACCACTTAGCATCACATGGTTGTATTGTATCTGATGCTCTAAATGGTATTACTGGTAGACTTTGAACATTTACCTCTTCTTTCGGCTCAAATTTAGTAATTTGTTCGTCAAGATATAGCAATTCACCCCATTGATTTTGATAAATAAATACACTTGAATCTTCATTAAGGCTATTGACTAAGGTCAAACCTTCATTTTTATAGAATATATGCCTAGTTGTATGGTTGTGCAATTTACATGATGCACCTATTACACATATACTATCAAAAGTATGTATGATAATTGTATCTCTTACCCCATCAACCATTGTTACCTCCTTTATCTGATGGTTTCCACACCCATTTCAAGGTAACAACTGCACCAATGATATAAGCAAATGACTCTTTATCTATCTTTTTAGTAAAGAATAGCCAAAAACCAATCACAGATACCAATGAGCCTATAGTCAAGTGCCAATATACCATAAGTAAGTCGGCTATTTGTTTGAATTTCTTAGGGTCGATAGCCATGACTATCTATACGACCACCTTAAAATATAGTTCTGCTTCTTTTGCTCTTCTTTTTGTTAAACCTTGCACAACTTTACCAGCAGCCTTATTCCATTTAGCGAACTCTAAGGCAATATCTTTATCATTTGGGTTGCTAAGTACCTTTTTTAGTAGTGTAGACTTACTGAGATTACCTAAGCCACAATTAAAGGCAAATGATACAAGTGCATCAAATTGATATTGAGTTAACTTGACTGACCTTGTGTATTTACTTACATAAATATCATAATCTTCAAGGGTATGAATCAATAATACTTCTGCTTCTTCTTTATCACGTAACACATCACCCATCTTTACGTTGGATTTATCAGGATAGTATGTTGAGCCATAACCAATAGTAGCAACACCAGCACTACATTTGTATGCATTCAATCTAAGACCCTCAAAGTCTTTGACTAATTGTATTCCAGACTTAGATATGTTCATTTATGATGCAGTGTATTGAAAGACCGCAGAAAATGCAGTACCAGTTGTAATAAATGAGGTGTCACTTGAAGATAATGAAATTGTTCCATTTGAAATACAAGCACCAGTCGAATGTTTTGGATTGCTTATACTAGCAATTCCGTATGTATCAGTACCAGCAACTGGCAATGTAATAGTAAATTCTCCAGTTGTAAAACTTGAGAAATTTACATTAACACTTCCATATATTGCACAAGTTACTATGCTTCCAACTTTTGAATAAGTTGCAATATCAATTGATGCATTAGTAATAGCACCACTAATTCCACTAATACTTGGTGTCCATGTTCCACTTTCAATTGGTACTAAGTTCCCCACCTCAATCTGCTTTGATGTTCCTTGAGGAGATTGCGTAGTATCGCTGATATCGACGATATATAATAAATCTGCTGCAACTGGTGCAGTCAATGTTTCTAAGTCGGTAATTTTTATTCCAGCCATGATGTTAGTTGTTTAAAATGTAGTTAACTGCTTTTGTTGAGTTGGTAAATTTAATACCATTGAATGAAAACTGATTCACATTGATTAAGAATGTACCCACGTTAGTTCCTAAATGCAAGGTGTTTTCATCCACTACCTCGCATAGTTCAACATTAGATGCAATCGCACCAATTACCGATGTGTAAAAAGTAACGTAGCCACCTTCAAGAGTTATATCTATCATAATTTTTCGATTAAGTACATTGAGCCATAATTAGTATCTAAAGCACTTGCATTTTGTAGCGCAAATACAAAGTATTTTGTTGATGTCCAATCAATAACAATAGTGCTTGGTACATCTTGAGCAAAGTCAGTTAGTGCTGCAGTAGTAGCAGTTGAAAATACTTCTGTGTTAGCAGTTGAAGATTTAATTGCTAAATGCCTTTGCATTTGAAAAATAGTATTTGCCGCAAGACCTCTATATTGACCAACAAGTAAAGGAGTACCCAATAAATCAGCAGTAGTATTTACATAGATTCTTAAAATCTGAATACCATTTGTACCAGTCTTTCTTGCTCTGTATATCACTCTTATGATGTCACCAATAGTGTATGTATTGGCAGCAATTAACTGAGTATAAACAGCAGTATTGACAATGCTTAAAAATGCACCAGCATCAGCAGTTGATTTATAAATAACTGGAATCGTTGGGAATGTTGCAAGTGATAAATCACCTCTGAAATATTGCGCTGTCGTTCCAGTTGTAATAGCATTCTGTTTACCATTAAATGTTGACCAATCTGCACTACTTAATGCACCTCTATTTGATGCACTTGCAGTTGGTAGATTGAAGGTGTGCGTATCTGTTGACGAACTTATTGCGAAGTCAGTTCCACTTGTACCTACTGCCAAATTTTGCACTTGTGCAGTTAAACCATTAAGTGCATTGATGCCAGTTGAGAATGTTGTGATTACTTGGCAAAGGTGATTATCTTCAGTATGTAGTGTAATTGTTTTGCTACTATGTAATACATAGACTCTAATAGCAAGTCTATCAGCAGCAAGTAATATTGTACTTGGAACTGCTACCGCAGTAGTATAAAGGTCAATCGTTGTGCCATTGGTTATGCCTTCAGGTGTTGCTGAGTTTGAAGCAAGCAATGTCAATGTGCCACCACTTAACTTATATAATTCTACATAGAATGATGGACTACCACCGCCACTTGATGCAGAAAAGTACATCTCAAAATTCCAATTTCCAGCTGGTATTGCTAATAGATTTGGAACACTCGCATCAGTTATAAAAGATTGAATGTATCCATTTGCATTGATAGTGAAATCTGTTCCTCCACCAATTACTGGTGTGCCACTAATTTGTTTAAATGCCACACCACCCAAAGTACCTTGAGCAACTGAACCATTTAAGTAGTAGCTAACACTTGAACCACCACCGCTTGATGTCGGAAAGTTTGCAAGTTGACCATCGCCACGAATGTATTGACTTGATAAACCATTTGCACTTACTCCTAATGTACCACTTGTTGTTATTGGACTATTAGTTACTGAGAATGCAGATGGCATTGTAAGACCAACTGATGTAACACTACCATTTGGTATAGTAGGTTTGTTCTTTATAAAGTCAAGTGCAACATTATTAGATTGATTCCAATCTGATTGAATCTGAGCCGCTGGTATTGATGGTTTATTTAATATCTCAGCAAATCCACTTGTAGCATTCCAGTCACTATTGACTTGAGCATTTGGTATAGTTGGAAATGGTTGAGGTGAACCTAACCCATCTAAATAGTCAGTTATAGTACCCGTTGGTACATCAAATTTTCCATCAAATGTATTCCAATCAGTAGAACTTAAATAGCCATCAGTTGTACTATCTGCTTGAGTGATTGTAATATCAGGTGTATTGCCACCGCTTGATGCTAATGGACTTGTAGCAGTAACATCTGTTACACCTCCAACTGATTGAAGATTCCAAACTGCAGCACCTATTGTATCATCAGATAAAACATACAAGTCACCATTGTCTAATGACCATCTTGAACCAACAACAAAACCTTTAGTTGAATCGTCATTAATTGATGGTGTTATAGTAAAATTATGGGTGACCTCACGAATAGTAAAGCCGTTTTGCTCCATATAGTATAATCGTCCAGCCTCCCATTTTAATTCATAGGCATTGGAGCAAATCATGGCTACACCTTTAGCACCACCTAAACCAGCATCTGTAGTACCTTCTTTTACCTTTGCACCATTATTAAATATAGCACCAACACCTGAACCAAATAATATATCATTGTCAGTTGTATTACCTACATCAGTTACCTCTTGCAATGATTGTGGCAATCCACTACCTGAGGCATCAATAGTGACACCTCCTACACCATCGTCAGTCAAGGTAATATTAGTACCCTCTTTAAGATTTAAGATTGTCTGAGAGCCGTTATTTATATCATCTGTTTGAAGTAGTATTGATGAACCTCCGCCACCAATTGCTATTAATGGGTCAGCAGTTGTACCATTACCAATGATTGTTACACCATCTACTGCTACCTCAG